GTATTTAAGTCGGTCTGAGCTTTTGTACCTGCGGCCTTAGCATCTGCAATAGCAGCAGCCTGAGCAGTAGATACTGGCTTATTTGCATCCGAAGTATTGGAAGCATTACCCAAACCAACCTGGGATTTGGTAACTGTATGAGGATTAGATTTATTGGCAATGTGATTATTTACCTTAGTTTCTAAGGCAGTTACATCTGAACCAGTATCGGCAATCAAATCGTCAACGTAAGTTTTCAATTCTGTACGAAGAGCATTGATGGCATTAGTTCTATTGGTAATCTCATTTGCCAACCCCTGTACGGTATTATCCAAGTTAGTCTTATCTGCTGCAGTCATTACACCTGCAGTAGTCTTAGTTGCTGCAAGTATATCTCTAATTAAATCTGTAGCACCTTCATAAGTCTTACCATCTGCACTCTTAGTTTTATTATTAAGAATAGCTCTTACATTAGTTGAATTATGGGTAAGAGTGAATCCAGTAAGAATAATTCCTGGAAGAGAACTATTAAAGGTATCATGAGCATTATCTTTTGCAATACGGGCCTCTTGTTCAGCTTCAATAGCATCTGGTAAGGTTTGATTAAGCTTTATTACACTATCGGCATCCATCAGACCAGCTTCTCGAGTAGTGGCTGGAGTTAGAGGGATTACCATCCCATCGGGTTTATCAATGTAATGCCCTTGACCATCCGTAGCAGAATAGTTACATAAGATAATAATATTACGCTTATTTTTGTTAGCTATTGAAACCTTACTAATTAAATTTTTAGGCATGCTAGATACCACATCCTCAAGATGCTTACCTCTACTACCTTCGAAGGCAGTACCTGCAATTTCCCCAATGATAAGAGACGAAGTATTACTGTCTACGAATTTAGTACCTGACCAACGGAATTGGTATGGAGGTTCACCATCGGTAACATTTATATAAATCTTACCAGATTCTCCAACTACGGGAGTTTGGTGACCTGCATCCGTATACAATTGAACATTAGTAAGACCTCCAGTGGGGCTTACATCATAGGTAGCATATACTTCAAGTACATCATCTACATATGAAGGCAAATGGTTAGCAGGTACTAACCCCTTCCCATCCAATGGAGCAAAGCCATCAGCCTTACCCTTAGTTGCTACAAAGGCATCATGCTTAGCTTCTAGAGTGTTAATGTTATTCTGCAGTTTATTATCAAGGGCAGTATCTGCCGCAGTTCTATCAGCAATCTCTTTATCGATACGTTTACCCAAAGCTGTATCGGCAGCAATACGAGCAGTTGCTTCATCGTTTACAGCTTTAGTAAACTTGGTATCTAAAGCAGTATCTGCAGCTTTTCTATCAGCTACTTCTTGAGCAAGAGCGGCTTCTGATTTACCGTCCAAAGCTTCGATAGCATCTTTACGGTCCTGAACCTCTTGAGCAATAGCATTGGGTAATGTCTCATCCAGATTAACTTTATCTTGGGCGGTCATTACACCAGCTTTCTCTGTAGTAGCTGCTGGGATATGAGTAGTCTTATAATCTTCAGGCTCATGAGTATAAATACCCTCTTCTTTTTTAGAAGAGAAATTATGAGTTAAAGTAACATGACTGCTTTGTTGACCTACCTCAACTGGTTTATCACCAGATAAGATAATAATATTATCTGGTATAGAATCAAACAGCTTCTTATCTGCTGCAGTTTGTACACCAGCTTTCTCTGTAGTAGAGGCAGGCAATGTAATAGGATTCTGTTCTACTGTACCATCTTCAACTACGGTCTTAGTAGCAGCTATGCCAACAGTAGTTTCATTGGGAGTTACTGCACCAAGGGCAAAGTTAGCAGTAGAGATTCTATCCAATTCTACCTTATCTTTCGCAGTCATCGTACCAGCCTTAGTAGCCGATACCTGAGGCAAATCGAAAGTTTCGGTAGTATCAGCATTCAAACCGTTATCCTTAGTTACGGTTACTGTTACCTTATTAGCATCAGAAGCTGCAGAGATATCAGTTAAAGAATTTGGGTCTAACCCATCTAACTTAACCTTGTCTGCTGCAGACATAACTCCTGCAAGAGTTTGAGTTACCGGGAGTAAGTTCTTGGTAGCTTCTACTTCTTCACCATATTGGTTATTTGCATTATCCTTGGTTGAAGTCTTTACCTTGAAAGAAAGTTGGGTACCGGTTCTTGTTACAGCACTAACATCGGTAACCATGGTATCAGGCAAAGCATCAGAAGTACCTTCTTCAGCTACCAGTCTTTCTTCATGGTCATTGGTAATGTTAGTGAACTTATTATCTAAGGCAGTATCAGCATCGGTTCTGTCCTGAATTTCTTTATCGATACGTTTACCCAAAGCTGTATCGGCAGCAATACGGGCAGCTTCTTCTGCATCGATGTTATCCTGGAGAACTTTATCTGCGGCCTTTCTTTCCTCTCTCTCTGTATTTAAGTCAGAAGTATTCTGGTCAATCTTTGCTTCTAATCGAATATCCTCAGCCTTACGAGCAGCGATTTCATTATTCAGCAAATCGGTAATGGCAGTATAGTTACCATTAATGTTATCCTGAATACCCTGAATCAATTCCAGATTACGTTGAATATTGGCAGCATTCTGAGTTACCAGAGCATTGGTAGCATTCAAGGAAGTTAACAGCTCCGTACGAGTTTCAGTTACGAAAGTTCTCAACTCATTTACCGTAGTAGTAAGAGTATTACTTAAGTTAGTGAAAGTCTGTTGCAGAGTATTATCTCCTTGTTCACGCAGATTCTTTTCAGCTTCAAGCTTATTCTCCAACTCAGTAAGCTTAGCAGTCATAGTTGCTGCAAAGTTAGGGTCATCACCGAGAGCCTTAGCAATCTCAGCCAAAGTATCAAGTACCTCTGGAGCAGAGCCAATAATCTTTTGGATAGCTGCCTCTACTTGTTCAGCACTCTGGAAATCTGAATCGTTTAATAACTCAGATACCTTAGTGATGTAGTTTGCATGTTCTTCGATGCCATCCAACTTGGCATATAGCAAGTCAGTGAAGTCATTTGAAGAAAGTACTTTACCGTCTACCTTATCTACCTTCTTTCCATCCATTGCCTGGTCAGCAGCAATTCGATCTGCTTTTTCCTGAGCAATAGCATTATTAATAAGGGTATCTTGGTTAGCACGTTCTGTAGCTTCCTTATCGATATTATTCTGCAACTCGGTATCACCAGCTAAGCGGTCATTCTTTTCGGTAAGTATATTTTGGTTGATACCCGCCATATCATCCTTATGGTTCTGAAGGTTGGTATCAATCTTTGCCTCAAGTGAAGTCTCTTTGGCAATTGCTCGGTCTTTCTCTGCATTAATAGCAGTAGTGTTGGCATTTACCTTTGCTTTTAGTTCATTCATAGCATCGGTATTACCTGCCTCTAGAGAATCAATACGAACTCCCAAAGCATTATCACCAGCAATACGATTTTCCTTTTCTTGTTCAAGCTTAGTGTTAATATTACCTACTTCGGATTCCAAAGCTTGTTTGGTATTATCCAACTTAGCAGTAAACTCAGTACTCAAAGCTTTATCAGCTGCAGTACGGTCTGCTACTTCTTTATCTAAGTTAACCTGGAGAACTTGGTCGGCAGCCTTTCTTTCTACACTCTCAGTATTAAGGTCGATATTGAGAGTATCGATACGAGAACTCAAGGCACTATCAGCATTAGTACGATCAATGATTTCTTCGTTAATCATATCCTTAACTTCCTTGTAGTTATCACCTACAGTCTTAGTTAAGTTTGTGATTGCCTCTGAATTTCTTTCAATACTATGTTGGTTAGTGGCAATAGCAGTAGTATTTGCATTTACCTGCTCAGTAAGCTCATTACGCAATGTATTGATAGACTCTTGCATACTCAATGCCAAGTCTGAAATACGTTGGTTAACGTTAGCCAGACTTTGAGTATAGGCTTCATCTGCAGTCTTTCTTTCGGCAATCTCTTTATCCAAGCTAGATTGAATTGCGGCATCTGCATCTTTACGGTCTTGGATTTCCTTGTTAAGATTGTCTTTTACAACTCCAAGAGCAGCATCACCAATAGCAGACTTATTGTCTACATATTCTTTCAGTTTAGTTTCAAGAGCTGTATCAGCATCCTTACGAGCTTGAACTTCAGCAGCTACCTCAGCACTGTTTGCCTCATCACCCGCAATTCGGTCTTCGATTTCTTGGTTAACCTGTTCTGTGATTGCAGCCAATTTCTTGGTAATGGTAGCAGCAAAGTTGGGGTCATTTCCAAGGGCATCAGCAATTTCCTTAAGAGTATCAAGTACTTCTGGAGCAGAACCAATAATCTTTTGGATAGCTGCATTTACCTCTTCCTCAGTTTGGAAACCAGAATCGTTGATAAGCTGAGAAAGATGCGTAATATAATTTGCCTTTTCCTCAATTCCATCAAGTTTAGCTTTGAGTATATCGGTAAAGTCATTCTTAGTCAAAGAATAGCCTTCACGTTTATCTACTTTCTTAGTATCAAGATCTTTATCACCTTTTTCTCTAGCAGCAGCCTCGGCAGCAATAGCATTAAGCAATTGCTCCTTGTCTTCTACACCCTGCTCTTTTACATCTTCGATTTTGTGTTCAAGAACTAAATCCTGAGCAGCACGAGTAGTAGCCTCTGAATCGATATTGTTCTGTAATACTTGGTCTGCAACAGTACGGGCCTGAACTTCTTTATCAATATTACCTTGAAGAGCATTATCTGCATTGGTACGGTCTGTTACCTCTTTAGAGATTTCATTGTGAAGAACTTGGTCCTCAGAATGACGGTCTACCTTCTCTTGGTCAATTTTACCTTGAAGAGCTAAAGTATCTGCCTGGCGATTAGTGATTTCTTCGTTAATCTTAGAATCCAGTACAGTATCTGCGTTAGTACGATTTGCAGTTTCTTCTGCAATCTTTGACTCAAGGGATGCCTTATCATTGATATGGAGAGTTTTAAGGTCATTTACACTTTCCTTAATCTCATTATCGGCAGCAATACGTTCATCTTTTTCCTTTTGGATAAGATCCTTGAGTTCCTTCTCAAGTTCACCATTATCTTGATTTACCTTATCTTCAAGGTCTTTGATATCTTCAGCATTCTTATCTACCTTCTTCTCAACTCGGTCGATTTCAGCTTTTAAGTCTGCCTTAACGGTATCAATCTTCTTATTGATTTGGTCTAACCCATATTCTAGGTTATCCTGAACTGCAGCTACTGCAGCACCCAGAGCAGCTTCGGCTTCCTTAGCACGATTAACCTCTTCGGTTAAAGCAGTACGAAGGTCGGTTAATTTATTAGTGATAGTAGTTGCAAAGTTGGGGTCATTGCCCAATGCTTCTGCCAACTCTTTAAGAGTATCAAGGGCATCATCAGCACCATCAACCAAATCACTAATCATCTGTTTAACTTCTTCCTCAGTTTGATATTTCAAATCATTCTCAAGCTGAGAAACTTTAGTGATATAATTTGCATGTTCTTCGATGCCATCAAGTTTAGCCTTCAACTCATCGGTAAAATCATTTTTCGATAAGTCGTATCCTTCTTTCTTATCTACCTTATTCTTGATAGAAAGTACGAAGGCCCAGAACTCATTTATAGTTCCCCCAAAGCCAGCACGAACAAAGTCATCATAGTAACCCTGTAACAACCGCTGGTCAATCTCTTCGCAGGTGTAATATTTACTTACATACATATTTATAAAATTTAAGGATTAATTACTGAACGTTGACGACCCAGTAAGAATTCCGAATCTATATCCCTGAATGGTTCTCCCTCTGAACCACAGAAGGCATTCATTGGTATATTCGGATTTTCTGGATCTACATCTCCACCGTCTTCTATATCCCCCCGAATACAAGCATAATCAGGAAGCTTATTTACACGGAATTTCATTACCTGGCCTATACCAGGATGAGGTATTATTTTATCCCAGATATCACCGAAGTAATCTTGAAAGCAGGTGACAAATTTGTTTCCGGTCATTGATTGAAATGCCGTTACATCATTGCCATTACCTTTCATTTCAATATGAACTCCAGATGTACCATTAAGGATAACCAGATTACTATCAAACCAGATTCCACTGGAAGTAGTAATTGGGGTCCACCTCAGTACTAACATCTTTGCCATACACTTAATGTTTTATTCTACAAATTCAATTTTGGTATCTCGGTCTCTCTTTAGGATAACCATGAAAACTAGGGCCTCATCCTTTGCCTGAGCAGTCTGAGTATCTCCAGAAGGCTTATACGTTATACCATTAATTACAAACCTATCTTGTTCCCAATTAAAATCCCAATAACCCTCCGGTGTAAGATAACCGATTTGTTCTATATAAGATTTAGAAATTAGTATTGATAAGTTTTCGTCATCCAATTCTCCTGAGACGGTTGCCTTGTTGATAGGCCAGTTTCTGAAAGCATTGTAGTAACACAATGCTTCGATTTGGATGTTATAATATTTAGGTATACTGTCTTCGGCATGACTGAGAAGCTGATTAACATGTTTGGCCCAAGTTATGGTTTGTCTACCAGCATCCCAATCTAAGAAGTCAGTGATAATTTTCTTGTATCTATCCCAAGAGCGGTTCTTTACCATTCTCCAGGGTTCTTTTGTCATAACTTAGTTAAGATTGATTTCTTACCACCTTTTACTGGAGCACTTGGGTTGGGTCCATCTAATACTCCAGGTTGCCTTCTGTTAACTACTTTAGGAACTACGGTTCTGAATACTTCATCACAGAATGGTAAGTAGATTTCCAATCGTGAAGCTAACATACAAAGGTTCTTTCTTAATTCATCTATTAATCCACCTGGTTGCATTGCTTGAGAAAGTGTTTTCCATAGGGAACTTGTAGCATCTGCCAAGGTATCATAATATTGCACTTCAGTAGGCCCAGTAGTGATTTGTTTAATCCTATCACCTCGGGCAAGTTCGGGTTTAGAAGTACCATCACCAGTTTGTTCTTTGGTAGAAGTTAATTGACTTAAGTATTCGGAAGTACTCGTTAATAGATTAAGTATCTTCACATTGAGAAAATCCCAGGCAGCCAATTCCATTATTAATTGGTTTTCTAGTGCTTCATACCATAATTCATCCGTATACTTATCTGGTGCAATTGTATGGTTTACTAGAGGTCCAATGTAATATTGCCACTTAGTGATGTAAATAGATTTCTCTTCCCTGGTCATCCCATCGGATATTTCTGAAGGGATATAATGGTCGATTAAGTTATATATTGTATCGGCTAATGCCGTATGCCCATAATCACAAACTACCAGAGTCTTATCTACGGTGATATCTAAACCGCTAGAGTTAGTTACATGTAATGTTACGGTATAGAAACCGGGAGTTTCATAAGAATAGGAAACATGTCTTCCACCATTGAAAACCTCTCCCTTATCATCGCCAAAGTCCCAGTCAAAAATAGATTTGGCCGGGACTTTGGATATGACTCTGAATGAAACTTCCAGACCTGACGTAACGTACAAAAAGTCCAGATTGTTATTCATATTAGTCTGTCTTATGTAATTTTCATAGATTACCCTTTAGAAGAGGATTCGAATTCTTCCAGCAAAGCCTGAAGAATTGTTTCTACTGTATCATCTTTCTCGGCAACGATTTCATGAAGACCTGCTACCAGTTTCAGTTCTTCCAGGGAATAGCCCTTTGCAAGTTTTTCAAGAGTCATGCCTTTCTTGAACTGAGCATTCAGTCTCTTATCCAACTTTTCGATGTCGGCCTCTGAATACTTTTCGATTTCTGATTTATCAGCAATGATAATCAGATGGCCAGAGGCAATTGCCTTCTGAATCTTTGGTGCACGGAATTGACGACGAGAGAGTTCCTTGTCTTCTCCTCTACAAACGGTAATACCAGTTGATTGGTCATGAAAACTGTAAGCTCTTGGTCCCACAGTTACTGTATATTTATCTTTAGCCATATTTCCTAAGATTTAAAAATGATTAAAGAGAGGATAGGTCTTTTTTTTTTAGTTACCTACCCTCTCAGGGAATTTATATAGATGAAACCGGACGTCCCTTATTATTCTAGGTTAACCATCAAATATGGGTCTACGTTCATGAACTCGGGGAAGCCGAATTCTGAGAACTTCTTGTCAGCAGCCAGCAACAGAGTTGCATCCTGGTACATCTTAGAGAAGCCAGTAGTCAAGCTTGCATAGATTGCCTGAGTCTGGTTAGAAACGATTCTTTCAGATTCAAGCATCAACTGACGAGCAGTAAGCTTAATCAAGGCAGCAGATGTATCAATCAACAGCAACTGTTGGTCGGGTGTACCCGGGTGAATGTAGAAGTCAGCATTCTTGGGAACAGGAGACTTAACATTCAGGGTAGCTTCTGTAGTACCAGAGTGACGATCCTTGAATTCCGGCAAGTTCAGCATTTCGATTGCCTGGTCTTCACCACCAATCATAGTTTGGAAGTTACGTCCCATACGAGCAGCACGTACCCAAATATGCAGAAGGTCTTTGTAAGTGATACCCTTAGTTGTTTCGTATACACCGATTACCGGGGCAGACTCAGAGCCATCAGGGTTGTTACCATTGATAGCAACGTCCATAGCCAGAGTATCCAGAGCATAACCC